GGGCGTATTTGACATCCGAAGGGCCCATTTCGCTGGAATCGGTGGCCTACAAATGTTCGCGCCATTGTGCGCGGCCCATAATCATCTGACCGTCAGGCGACCGAAAAGGCTCAATGTCGCCAAAAATCATCATGCGGTCGGCGGTTGGCCCTTTGCTTCGCTCATAAGGCTCAGAGCCGTCAGACGGGAAAACCCATGTTTCTTTCATAGCATTTCCAGTAGTTGTGCGATTTCTTCGTCATCACGCCGCAATCTTATCCTAAATTCAAGCTGCCTTACTTTTTCCATCATGGCGGCGTAATCAATTGGGTCACGGGCGGCAATCTCTATGGCTTGAGTCGGAGCGCTGGTCAGTTCTTCACGCTCTGCTGGCGGCAAGCCAAATAAAGCCTCGCGCAGTTTTAGCTTGCGCTGATCTTCAGCCCGCCGGTCAGCGTCCCATTGTTGGTCGCGTTTCTTTTCGTCAAACCCAAAGTGCCCGCCTAATGGGATTTCTGCCGGTGGCGCGGGCGCGCCTTCATATGCGGTACTAAATGGAAGTGCGGCAAAGGCTGAAAAGCCAAACATTTATGCGCCCCATACAGCGGCAAGCCCATCGGCATAGGTCTTGTTCACAATGTCTGTACCGGCTGACGGTGCTGTGGAAATCGTGCCGGTTGTGGCGGCAATGTTTAAAAATGTGCCATTTCGGGCTGTGGTTGCGCCAATGGTTATGTTGTCCATTGTTCCCACATTGGTCGGGGCAACTTCAATTGACCCCGTGCCGCTGGGCTTCATGTGGACATGGCCTGTACCGGTCGGGCTAATGTCAATCTGTGCGTTTGACCCGTTCATGTTGGTCGAAACATTTACCGATATGTTGTCGCCGCCGCCAGCGCCCATGCTGATCTGAGTTGTGCCAGCAGAGTTTTTCAGCGACAAACCGCCGGAATTGGTGGCTTGCACCGTTGGCGTTGTCAACTTGGTTAAAACCGCATCGGAACCGGCGGTGACCGCCTTTTGGGACGGCAAAGTGACAAACACATCTTTTGCGCCTGCGCCAAAAACAATCTTGCTGCCGGTGCTAGACGAAATCACCGTGTCACGGGTCAATGTGCCCGCTGAGTACGTTCCTATGCCTACTTCCCATTGGGCATCCAGCGTGATTGTGTAATAAGTCGTGTTCCCATCGCCTACCGCGCTGAATGACTGAAAGCCGGTAACCGACCCGTCCAGCGTAAATGTGCCCGATCCCGTTGTCGTGGATGTCTGTCTGACCCGATCCGCGAGAACAAGGCTCATTGAATGGCCTCAACGCTGACCACCATTCCATCAGGGCCGCGAATGACGCGCTTGGGTGCGGTCAGCTTTTGCATGGCAGCGCCAATGTTTTGCATAGATTCGCCGTGCAGATTTGCCATGTTGTCGTGCAAGGCGGTGATCTTGTCCATTGCCTGGACGATTGTGCCGCCCAGTTCGTTGGTTATTTGTGCAGCCGCTGCTTCAACCACCGGTAGGTCGATTCCAGGGTTGCTACCAATGCGAGCCACCATGATTTTGGTCGCTGCATCCAGTTCGGCTTTCCATCGTTCATATTCTTCCTTACCGGCCATTTCACGGGCCTTTATCTGCAATTCGTTATTTTGCTTGGCAGTCTCAAAGTCAGCTTTCATCTGCGCCAATTGCATTTCTGCTTGCATCTTGGCTTGCTGAATTTGCATTTCAAGCTGCGCCTTGCCTTGTTCAATTTGCGCCTGCGCTTGCATCTTCATTTGCTCGGTCTGCGCTTGCGCTTGCATCCGCATTTGTTCTGCCTGTTGGTCGGCTTGGATTTGCATCATCTCGGGCGGCGGGCCAGCCGGTTGCTGTTTAGCCATTGCCGCTTTTTCTTCCAAGGCTTTCATGGCGCGTTCAACTGCGCTTTCCAGCCCGCGACCGGCGCGGAACCGGCGCACCAAGAACAATAGCATCTCGGAGGCCATTGGCAGGGTTTCGGGCGCTGCGCTGATCATGGGAATTGCTTCACGCAAGAACAATCCAATGGCTTGAATGGCCTCTTGTGCGCCTTGTTTCTCTGCTTGTTCGTCAATCTGCGCCAAGCTGTCGGCCTCGACAGCAATGTGGAAGTCGCGGATTGTGCTGTTGGACAGCATCTGAATGGCAGCTTGCAACAATTGCGGGTCTTGCCCATCGGGTGTGTCCATCACACCGGACATCTGCACAATCAACTCAGGCGGGTAAAACTTGCAGATTACTTGCGCCTTTAGCTTGAAAATGTCAGACGCAAACCGCGCCACATCGCCTTGGCTGCTCCGCATCCGCAAGCTGCCAAAATTGGCCTTTAGCTGCTGTGCGCCGAGGGTTTCTTGGGCTTTGGACGCGCCGCGCAAGATGTCCGAGATGCCCATGATCTCGTAAATGGCCTGCTTGACTTGTTCTCGTGCTGAGTACAGTTCGCGCAAGGTAACAATGATGGTCGATGTGTCCATCATGTCAATAGCGCCCTTTAAGCCGCCTTTTTCGCTCATTGCCGCCCATGCGGTCACGGGGAATAGCTTGTTGTCCACGCCTTCGGTGAACAACCGGCCCAATTCTTTAAATTCGGCATTGAACACACCAACCGCTTTACAGGCTTTGGTCAGCAAGTAAATGCGTTGGGTAAGGTTGTCCAGTTCCTGCGCTTGGTCTTCGTACTCAGCATAGTCCGGCACGGGGATCATCGTCCCTGTGGTGGTGGTCGCCATCAGCGGGCGCGGGCAGGGAAAGAATTCTTCCAATTCCAACGGGTCATTGCGCTCATCTAGCGCCTGTGGATAACCTTTGGCAACCCAGCAAACTTTACCGGTGCGTTTGTTCCAAATCTCAAACACCTTGGCTTTTTTGTCGTAGGTGTTGCGGGCGGTCATTGGATTTTTGGCATCCATGTCCGTGTTGCTGCTGTCCAAGCCCACGTTCTTAAAAACATCGCCAAAACGCTCGATGCCCTCGTCCTTGGTCATGTAAACGGCGCGGGCAACCCACCAAACTTCGTCCCATGTGCGGGCAGGGCTATGCAGGAAATCTGTCCAATAAACGTAATCAATGGGGCTGTGCGCCGCATCAATGCGCTCGGTTGGTTCTTCTTGGCTGTTGTAAATCTGAGCCTCGCCTGGCTCTTCCATCTGACCGGCGGCCTCGCTTACTTCGGGCTGTTCGTTGACAATTACCGGCTCATAGCGAATCCATGCCGTACCGCGACCAGGCAGCAATCGATCTTCCACCACGCCACGCATGGCTTGGTCAAAGTCGCCAAATTGGGTCGTTTCGTACTCCATCACCCGTTCCAACATCGTGGATGCCAACCGACCAACGGGGTCTTGATCCATGTATCGACGGGAGACTTCGGGCTTGGCTTGCCTGCCGTATAGCGCAGGGAACAACACTTGGATGTTTGACCACAGGATGTTGTAGCGCACACGGGGCATTTCTACCGCATCGCGCTCATCCCGATAGCGCTTGACGATCTTATGCCCGCGCTTTTCCCACTTTTCAAAAACCTTTTGGGCGGCCTCTATTTGGTCGTGCCAATACGGGCCAGGGTCATCGCCCTCGTATGCACCCATTTCTTGATAAGCCATCAGCTACCCGCAGCAAAGAAGAATGTAACGTCCAATGCGCTGCCACCAATCGTAGCGTAAAGGCTTACGCCCACATTGGCGGGAAATCGGTGAAACCCAATCGCGGGTGTAATTGTGCCGGACATCACTTCGCCGCCGGAACCGCCGTTGCGTAGCACCAAAGTGCCGATGGTTGTGTTGTTGACGTAAAAGCCAATCAGTTGACAAGGGCCAGGCGTTACTGCGCCGGTTGCTGTGATGTTCTTGTATCCACCGACTTCTGCTACAGGTTGGCTCATATGCGTTCTCCACGATGTTGTTGCGTGTCATATTCCCACAATTCATCCAATGTGATGGTTTGCAGGGTCTTGCCCTTGGGCGGCGTTTGATCTCTAGCCTCTTGCCTGTAGGCGACTGCAAGCATTCTAAAGGCATCCGCTGGGTGTGAACACCAATCATGGCGGGGATTTTGTCGAAATGCTTTCTTGTCTTCGTCGTATTCCCGCTGATATTGGCGCAGCGCCTCTAACCCTTCCTCACAGCTTGGGTCGAAATAGCACCGAGGCAGCACCATCCTGACCGCTTGAATGCCATCCTGCACCCCAATTTCGGGCACGATTGCCAGTTTGCTCATGCCGCCAAGGTGCGCCGCAAGCTGTTCCACAATGGATTTGCCGCCCGATGCCAGCGTCTTTGCCCGTGCGTCATGCGGCAAATAGTGCTTGGTGTACCGGTAGCCCTTGTCGATTACCACTTGGGCTATGTCCTCAATGCCTGCGCCGCTGACGGCGTAATAGTCCATAACCCTGATCTCGCCTCGGATAACTTGATAGAACCATATGGCGGTATCGTCTCGATAGCCCAAGTCCCAAGCGGTATAAACCGGCGCATCAGCGTCAAACGGCAATTCTCTGATCCGGCCTTCGTCCTGCGCTTGACGCATCTCTTGCCCATAGAACGCGCCAAGGATTGCCGCATCAAAGCTGCATTCATATTCTTGGTCGTATTGGTCTTGGCTAAGTTGTGCCCGCGCCGCTTCTAGTTCGGAATCAGGCAGGATTTTGCTCACAGTTGCTGGTAGCCGCAGCAAAAACCAATCCGGCGTGTTTTGGCTGACCTTATAAATGTCGTGGAATTGGTTTTTACCCTTGGGTGTGCCGCCAAACACCGCCCAACCCAGCCGGTCAGACAGCGTAGGCCGAATCACATTGCCCCATACGCTAGGCTTGAAGTCGCCATATTCGTCAAGGTATACGCCGTTAAAGCCTAGTCCCCGCATAGCGTCAGCGTTGTCTGAGCCAAACAGCATAATCTTTGCGCCGTTAATCAGTTCCACCATCAGATCGGCTTCGTTTGTGTTTTTGGTAATTGGGGCAGCGTAATGCTTAAGGTAATCCCACGCCACACGCTTGGCCTGGCTGCGGAACGGGGCAATGTAAGCATACTGGGCGCTGCGGTTGCCCTCTGTGATTGCCCGCTTAATCACATCGTTGATTGCCGCCACAGTCTTACCGGCCCTGCGGTGGGCGACCAAACATGACCAACGGGTCGTGCGGTTGTGGAACGGCATAAATGCGTCCCGAGGGCTATACGGCAGGATTATTTCCCTGCTGCCCATTTGATCACCAAGTCATTGCCGTCCGCGCCGGTGATTTCCTGCTTAACCGTCTCAGCCCAGCGCATTTGCGTCTTCGTCCACCATATCAGCGCCGTGGTGTCCCCGCTGGTGGCCTTGCTAAACAGCGTCTTGGCGATCTGCCCGTTAGCTTTGGCCTTGCCCAAGTCCAATTCGGTGCGGTAATACTTCCGCAAAGTTTTGTCGTCTATGCCCACCAAAATGGCAATTTGCTCATGGGGCAAGCCCAATCCGCTGGTGCTTTCGACCATCCTGCGGCTTTCATCGGTTGGCTTGTGAGCCTCTTGTGCAATGATTGGCATTTTTTAGAGGGGAACTCGTATCAAGTTAGGGTTTATCATAACGAAAAAGACTGATCTTTGCTTGGTTTTCCATTAGACTCAAGTTAAGCCAACTTAAAAAGGTCTTTTATGCAAACTAAATTAAGCCAAGTTAAAGCGGAATTTGATGCAGGCAATTTTGCCAAAGCTATTCGCATTGCTTCTAAATTCCAAGATTTAGGCACGCAGCGCAATGCCATCCTTGATGCTAACCTTGCCATTACAAACCCACGTTGGATGATTGGACTTGGCAAAGACATTGAGCAATCCATTGCAGCAGGCGTTGAGGCTTTACGCATCCGCTACGCTTTCTAATTCCAACACGCCTAAATCCACTTGGACCTCGCCGCAGGCTTGAGCGGCTTTTTTTCCATCGCCTTTTACAAACACCAACACATTTTGGTGGGCTTTGCCTAGCTTGCGGCTAGATGAAAATGATTTTCCTGCCCTCATTGCTACAGAGCCACAAGGCGTTACCAAAATGGCTTCATTGTAATAATTTAAGCCAGCCTCCTTAAAAGCCTGCACGGTATCGCCCACAAAATCGTAATAATTGCCTTTTTTGTCGCGCACTTCGCCCACTACAAAACAAGCAAACCGGTCTTTTTTAAGCAAAACACACGTTTTTTTGATAATTTCAAAGTAAGCGGTCCTAAATTCTGCGTAACCAAGGGTGCTTAAATCTTTTGGGTCATGGCTATAAACTTCCAAATCAGCATAAGGCGGGCAACTAAACACAAAATCGGCTTGCACATCTTTGCAAGTGCTGTTTATGGTTCGGCTATCCCCACAAACCCAAGCTGGCGGCGCATTGTCATCTATGCACATTTCGCTGGCTTGCTCTCGATTAGCGTTGACTTGTTCCTGGCGCAATTCGTGCCTAATATATTGCCGACCTAGCTTGCTTGCCACAATGCCGCGCACGCTACCACCCGCAAAAGGGTCAAGAACTATGCCGCCAACAGGTGAAAACCAAGCATAGGCCAATTCGCAAACAACAGGATCAAATATGCTTGTTCCCGATTCTCCTCGTTGCCTTGCAACCATATCAGGAGAACCGCCTGCGGGAGCATCTCTGCCTTCTTCAGATTTAATGCCCAAAGCAAGCCAAGCGCGTTTGCGATCTTGCCACCAACCTTCTCGAGCATTAAGAACGCTAAACGGAGGAATTAAAAATCTATCGGATAAATTGCCTTTTTCCGCAATGCCGTTTTGTTCTTCTTTTGCATCATCCAACAATTTTTCTAATTCATCGGCATCAAACCCCAGCAATTCCAGCGCAAAACCGTCTGCCAGCAAGTCGTTTAACTCAATGGTCAGCATCTCATTGTCCCAGCCTGCATTCAGCGCCAAGCGGTTGTCGGCAATGATGTAAGCCCGCTTTTGCGTCTCGGTCAGGTCTGCCAGTTCAATGGTTGGCACTTCCTTGTAACCCAACTTACGCGCCGCCATAAGCCGCCCGTGGCCCGCAATGATGCCGTTGTCCCCATCCACCAAAATGGGGTTTGTCCAGCCAAATTCCTTAATGCTTGCCGCAATCTGCGCTACTTGTGCGTCCGAATGAGTGCGGCTGTTCTTTACATAAGGAATAAGGTTGTCAACTTTTTTTTGGGTGATTTTCATTTGTTGCGCGGTGCGTGAAATGTCTTTTCCCATTTCTTGTGCCGAAAATAAGGAATCCAAATGTAAGGAAAAAGCAAAGCCGCTGAAAGTATAAGCCGGTTTAACATGGCGTAGGGCCAGGGCAATGGTCTGAGAACGTCCAAAAACAGGACAACCCTGATTTCGTCGGTTGGGTTGTGGGCCTCATGTTCATAGGTGTCATCAAAGAACACCACTTCGCCTTCTTTCCATTCGTAGCGCAAGCCGTCCACAATCAAGTGCGGCTTTTTGCTGGCATCTGCTGGAACTGAAACCACCACGCCAAGGTGCGCCCTAAGTACGCCTGACCACGGGCCTCTGTGCATTGGCAACGATTTGTGTGGCGCAAGAATTGACAAATAGGCGCTTACGATTTCGGGGTACTTATCCACAATTGCCATTGTCTGAGGCATCAACGCGGCGTTTTTGCGGAATTTGATGTTGGCGCACTTGAGAAAGAAAAATTTCCATTTGTCATCGTTAGACAAGTGTTCCTGATCCGGCGACATGGTCTGAAATGGGGTCAATTCCTCATAGCGTTCTAGGATTTTTAAGACTTCTTCCTTGATTTGTGGGTGCGCGGCTTCTAATTCTTTGGCTGGGCGCAAAGTCTTTTTGCTAAAAAATGGGTGATCACCAATTAAGCAACGATTGTGGAAAACCCGAAAAACGGCGTTTTATAGCCAAAATTCCACACGCCTAGACAAAAGAACAAATGCGTTAAGCATATGCATTTTTCATCTTAATTAAACCGTCCAACATACGGCTTTTGGTATTAAACCAAGGCTTGCTGTAGTCGCAATCGACGTAGTGGTCAAATTCCGGTATTCCCAAAGTGAAGTGCGCTATCTTTGTTCGCAAATGGTCGTGTTCGCCCACCAGCACGTTCCATTCCCTTGGCAAGTCGCCAATCAGTGAGTCGGGCAACCATTGGAATCGGTGCAATTCTTCACCGCTAGATTCTTCAATGAATTCGGGTGTCAACACTCTGTTGCGGTTGTGTTCACAGTTCCACAGCATCAGGCTTGACCAGTTTTTTCTTGGGTAGTCGCCGTTTCGGGATTCCATCGGTGTGCCAATGTACTTTCTTGGGTGTTTGGTCTGATAGTCGTGCTTGACAACCTGTACGGCATAGCGCGCATCGAACAGGCTTTCTAGGTCTTCAATGTCTGCCAGCATGAGCATATCGCTGCCATCCAAAAAGATAGCCTTATTCTTATATCCACACAGAAATGGTACTAGAAACCGCTGGTAGGTAAATGCGTTAGTCCCGTCCCGCTGTTTGCCGGATAAGGGCGTGATGCTGACCAGCCCCTTAGTGCGCTCTATGACCGATTGGCAAAATACATGGTAACCCACGGATTCCCGAGGGTCGTATCCTGCAAATATGCGGATCATTTGAGGGTTAGCTTGTAGATCGTAGAATCCACCAACGCGGCAATTTCGTCCACGATGTTTTGCAATTGGCTGTCATCAGGCAGGGCCACACGATTCTTTTCAACAAACGCTTTCATGCTTGCCATGTACTTTTGCGGGTCTTTGGCGTTGTGAAAGTTCTCGGGGTAATCCTTAATTTTCTCGTAACCACCGTTGTATGCCTCGGCAAACTGGTCGGTCAGTTCAATGATTTCGGTGTAATACGCGCCCAATGCCATGTGTACGGCAAAGCTGTCGGTTGCCAAATGCATGAAATGGGTAACCGTGCCGCTGTGCAGCATAGTTGAAATAAAGTCCGCGACATTTTTTTTCATAGTGCCACCTCTAAAGCCCCATTGTAAGGCAATGGTACGTCTTTAGGCCATTGCCCCATACTGGTCAATGCGTCCACCGTCTTTTGGTGCGCCTGATTCCATAGCTGCTGGCGCTCATTCTTGTCCAAATTTGCGCCTTGGTCAATCTCAAAATGGCAATGTAAGCACAGCGCAGCCACCAAATTATCGTCGGCCTTGATGCCCCGACCCTTGCCGCCGCCCCAGTTTGTGTGTGCGGCCTGCACCATTTGGCCTGACCCGCAACATTGGCAGTCAAGGCTTGCCACTAATTTCAGCAGTTTTTTGCTTCTGACGTATGCGTGTTTTTGTAGCAATTACAGTCTCCAAGGTAGTGAATCGATGCATATTGGCGCATTCAATTCGGCGGCGGCGGGCGTTGCCAGCTTCTAATCGCGTTTCTTTCACGATTGTCCATGTCCCGCACTCAGGGCACTTAATCATCAACAAATGCCCTAAATTTCACGCCCTGTTGTGTGCCAAAGGCTGTGGATAACTCTATCAGTTCGGTCATTTCGAGCACGGTCATCTTGCTTGTTCGCGCACCAATCACGACAAAGCCGCCCTCTATGCCAGGCACAACCTTTTGTTTTTTAAGCGCGGCGGTCAAAACATCTTTCCATTCGTCTTTTGTCAGCTTAACACCGTACCAAATTACTTGCTGGGCAATGTCTTCAAGGTTTGCCCACATCATGCGGTTTTGTTCAAGGCTCCGCATTGGCAACCCCAATCATTTGTAAAGCCGCCTCTGGGCTGTCAACCCTGCATAACGTGCCACCGGCCCACCTTAAAAAAAAGTCGGCTTGTAGCCCCGTTAAACGCTTTTTAGAGGTGGTTTTGATCTCCATCAAGTAAGTGTGTTGTTGATAGCCAACCAAAAGATCAACCGGCAGGCCAATGATCCAAACATAGCAGCCAACAGCCCGCAACGCAGCAACTATGGCTTGTTGGTTAGCGTCAACCCTGGCTGCGTGTCGCATTCATTTCTTCCAAAACGTGGGCTTTGATGCCCGCAAACATAACGTCTTCATCCATGCGCTGCACTTCGCGCCAAGCCCAATCTTTCCAAGCTGGCAAACGGCACAGGCGCACCATGTCGGCAAACACACGGGCGCGGATAGCTTTAGGGTCATACACGGCGACCACGCAATTCTTTTAGACGTTCCCGAATGTGATCAGGCATTGGCACGGCTTTTTTGTCATTCTCAAAAATCTTTTGCAGCGCGGAATCAACCTGATTTTTATCGGGCATCTCGGGCACTTCAGCCCCGTCCCAGCGTTGTTGATTAAGGTAGACCAAAGGCGCGGGAATGAATGCGCCGTTTGCTTTTAGCCATTGTTCGGTGGTTTTCATCCATTCAATGTGTTTGATGATTTGGTCGGCCTGAGTCTCACAATAAAACTTGACCCACTTTTTTTGACATTCAGACTTTGCGCCTTTGCGAGGAGTCTTAGGGTAAGCAATCCAAAACTTATCAAATCCTGATTCAAACATCGCCTTCTCCATTTGCTTTTTGGTGAATGTTGGAGCAAAGCACAGCCTTACCGTGGTCATAACCAAAGTTCGCTCTGTGCCGTGACTTGCTTTTCGGAGCCATGTCATCGCATCGCACTGGACAGACTATTTCAACCACCGCGCTCTATCCTTAGCCCACGCTCCCCGCTTTGGTTTGCTCGTGTAACGGGGTATCTCATGCCCAACCATCGACGTACCGCATTGGGCAGTCCAAAAGCAAAAACCCCGCAAGATGCTCTGTGGTCTTGGCTCTTGGCGAGAGCAACAGCGAGACGATTGAACAGAAGGTCAAAAGACTCGCTTGCCGTACGACAAGACCACACAGTACCCTGCGGGGTTATTTCCATCTGTTCATCGCCTAGATGCCACTCTAGACGGGTCGGATTATACATAAAATTTAAGGGTTAAACCACTCAGGCCGTAAATTTTTAAGCTGCCACAGACGCGCCCTTGGAATGAACGTCCATTGGCTGATGGCTGCCAAGCTGATGCCTAGCAACTCAGCCAGCGCCTTGCGGGAGCCTGCTTTGTCAATAAGTTCCTGTTTGGTCATTTTGCGATTGTAAGCTAACTTACGGGCATCAAACATAGGGTTTGCCCTAACGCATTTCGCAATGTAAGTTGGCTTAATGTGTGTAAGCTGGCTTATACTTGCCTCAACCCGCAACATCCCGTAGCGGTCTTTTTAGGAAACTTAACATGACATTTGCACAACGTATTGAAGCAGCAGCGCAATTAGCTCACGCAACAGCAGCTCCATTTATGGCATCAAAAGCTGAGATTGAAAACGCAATTCAGCCAATAATTTTAGAACTTTTAGCAATGCCTCAACAACAAGCATGGGTTTATATCCGCGCCAGCTTTTCACACATTGGACATCAAGCACTTGCAGTGCGTATGTTTAAGGGTCAACCTACATAAATCAAATAGGGCGCAAGCTCTTTTAAGGAAAGTCAAATGACTAAAGAAAATTGGGACACCATCATCACAACGGCAGCCATTGCCATCATCAGCTACACCATTGGCTATTTTGTTGGAGGCGGCGTATGAACACAACCCTTGCCACTTACGAAGGCGCGGTTTTTGAAATTGAATACGAAGTCAACAGCCTAGATGAGCCGACCGAAACATGGACAAGCATTTGGTCTATCAAGCACAACGGCGTTGAGTTTTTGGACATCTTAAGCAAAGACTTGATTAGGCATCTAGAAGAAAAACTTGACAAAACATTGGTGGACTAAATGGCTTACAACGCATTTATGGAAATTGAATGGGATTTAAAAGACAACGGCGAATATGCCAAGTTGCTGGTCGGTTACGAATACGACATGAAAGATGACAGCTTGACCGTTTTTTCTGTCATGCAGGACGGGTTGGAATGGGTGGATTACCTTAACACCGCCACCCGTCAGTACCTGTGCAAATACATCAACGAAAGGCTTAAAAAATGAAATCCGCTAAAATTATTAAAGACTGTGAAGACCGCGCCAATGCTTACAGCACCAACACCGCTGACCGGCTGGCTTACGAAGTTGGCTGCTTGCGGGCGCAAGTGCGGCATCTGTGCCAAGAAATTGAATACGCCGTAGAAGAAATCAGCAACATTGAAAAGATGTTGATGGGAGAACGCGCATGAAATACTTGCTATGCCTTGCGCTGGTAGGCTGCGCCAGCGAACCAGCCATGACCGAACAAGAATTGGTCATGGACAAGAAAATCCAATCGATGGGCCGGTCTGAGGTCATTCAAGCTGTCAAACAATGTGAGACATCCGGCCTGCGGGCAATCACGGTGTTTGGCAAACGAAAAATCAATGGCTATACCGCTGAAACCATTGTCGATGTAACTTGCGGCCCGAGGTACTACTAATGAAAACAGATGCTACTTTTGACAGACCCCGTGAAGATTACGAATGCCCGATCTGTGGCAATGATTGCGGTGAATTAACGCGACACGCCTTTGACGATGTGACCGTCATTTGGTATTTTACTTGTGAAAAATGTGGTGAAGAATTTGGAGGTGACCTATGAAAAATATTGCATCAGCTTTGGTACGCGCCCAGCGCGGATTTGCACCGGCGTTAAAAACGTCTACAAACCCGCATTTCCGGTCAAAGTACGTTGACCTTGCCGGTTGTATTGAGGCCGTTGTGGATGCCTTAAATGCCGCAGGAATAGCCTTGATTCAACGCACCAGCGAGGACAACACCGGAGTAACTGTGGAAACGGTGTTTGTGCATGAATCGGGCGAAATGATGGAATGCGGAAAATTGCACGTTCCCGCCAGCAAACAAGACCCGCAAGGGTACGGCTCGGCGTTGACTTACGCCAGGCGTTACAGCCTCATGGCGGCGGCTGGAATAGCGCCCGAAGATGATGACGGCAATGCCGCCAGTAAGGTCAAAGTGTCAGCAACCAAGACTGACCTTGTGCCGCCCAGCCGCATGGCAATCGTTGCAGACGTTGCAGCAGCCATTGATGAGCGCATGAGCGCCAATGACCTAATCGGTGCGTTTGAAGAATATTTGGGCGTTACCGATGTGGAAGAAAAGACCGCTTTGTGGGGAATGCTTGACAGCAAAACCCGCAGCAGCATTAAGAAACACGCCGAATCACTTAAAGGGTAATCATGTCAAAAACCAAAATGGAAGTCACTTGTATCGTTGGAAGTTACACCAATGCCGAGGGCCAACAAAAGAACCGTTATCAGCGCATTGGATCAATCAT